GGAGAAAGCTCATGCACAACAACTCGGAGAACTCGCGGTCAAAGCAGCTGCACTTGCCGGGGAAGACCTCGGCCTACGGATTCCCATTGCAGCAGAATATAAGGTGGGAGACAACTGGGCCGATTGCCACTAAGTTCTGCACAGTTTGTAAGCAAGACAAACTTGTCACTGAGTTTCATGCTGACAAGCAGAAAGCTGATGGTCGGTATCCGCATTGCAAATCTTGCAACAGGATTAACGTAAAGAATCGCAAAAGATTACGACAGCACAACCCACCACCAGCTAACAACAGGTGTGAATGTTGCGGTCAAGTTAAAAAGCTAGTGCTCGATCATTGCCACACGACACAAGAGTTTCGTGGCTGGCTGTGCAGTGATTGCAACGTCGCACTTGGCAAGCTTGGGGACGATACTCAAGGCGTCCTAAACGCACTTGATTACCTTGAGCGCAAAAATATGCTGACATCAATTGACGGAGGTGACCACGATGAAACTGCTGCTTGATGCAGACATGCTGCTGTATCAGACAGTGGCCAGTTGCGAGACAGAGATCGAGTGGATGACTGACATCATCACTACTCATCTTCCAATTAAGCAAGCTAAACTCATGTTTACTGAGCTTGTGGAAGCAAAACAAAAGCAAGCCAAAGCTGACAGTGTTGTCCTTTGCTGGACTTCAAACGAAAACTTTCGTAAGAAGGTTGATCCAACTTACAAAGGCAATCGTGTCAACTATCACCGCCGCAAACCTGTTGGTTTTGTAGCAACCAGGAACTGGGCTGAAGGAGCATATCCCTCAGAGTGCTGGTTCAATCTGGAAGGTGATGATGTGCTCGGCATTTTGAGTACTCGTAATCCAGAACAAACCATTCTCTGGTCAGGTGACAAAGACCTGAAGCAGATTCCTGGTTTGCATCTTGATAACGAGGGCAACACTTACTCCATCTCCGACCTCGAAGCCGATGTTTATTTTTACCGCCAAGTTCTTACCGGCGATTCCACTGACGGGTATCCTGGCTGCCCTGGAGTTGGTCCGAAGACAGCGGAAAAACTCATCCCAGAAGAAGACTTCACAGAAGCCTCCGCATGGAGAACTGTAATTAAACAGTACGAAAAGAAAGGCTTTGGCCCTGACTATGCCCTCACGCAAGCACGTCTTGCTCGCATCCTTCGGAACACCGAGTACACCTTTGATGAACTTCAGTTATGGACACCACTCACGATCCCGTCAACCCCTCCCACTACGCCATCGACGAAGGAGTAATTGAGTGCATTGATTACATCGAAAGCCACGCCTTTGATTTTCTTGAAGGCAACGTAATCAAATACGTCACTCGGTATCAACACAAAAACGGTGTTGAAGATCTTAAAAAAGCACGTTGGTATCTCAATCGCTTAATTCAACGCTACGAATCTCGCCCAACTTATGATCCGACGGTTTACGAATCTGTTCTCAACTGCAATGACTTTGAATTCCAATTCCCGAATAGTGAAACACTGGATGAAACAAGCGAATCAGCTTGACAAGCCAGATTGTGACAAACAACTTCAATTTCTTGAAGAAGAATTTTACGAAGTTATGCACGCTTGGAAAAGCGAAACTCGACCTGAAGTTATCAAGGAACTTTGCGACCTTATCTGGGTTGCTTACGGTATGCTTCATACACTTGAAGTTGATCCAGACGTTGCTTTTGATCGCATTGCTGCGTCAAACTATTCCAAACTGCCGTTCAAACTAATCGACGGTAAGGTGCAGAAAGGCCCAAACTACGAAAAACCCAACCTCACTGATCTCTGAAATGAATCCTGCAATCGCAATGACCGGCCGTGTTGAAAGCTGGCTGGAAAATCCTACGCGGCGCTACCCTGTCAGCTGCACGGTGTTTGTCTGTCGCGACACGATGGACGAAGATCCTGATGGTTTGGAAGGTGCGTTCCAGTTTGTCTCTAAAGCTTTGCGCTATGGAGCTGGTGTATCTGTGCATCTATCACAACTTCGCGCCAAAGGAACAGAAAACGAGCACGGCATGGTTGCTTCTGGTCCTTGCGGTTTTATGGAAATCTTTTCCAAGTTCAACGAGATTCTTCGCAGAGGCGGACAGTATCGCAACGGAGCTGTGGTGTGTCACCTCGACGCGGACCATAAAGATCTGCTTGAGTTTTTAGATTACGATCGTTCACGTATTCCTTGGTTGAAGCGTTGTGTAAACATTGAGCCTGAAATTGTTAACGAGCCTGACAAGTTAGCTGCAATCATGAATGCTGCTCGTCGTGGCGATGTTTGGATTGTTAAAAAGCAATACGACAAAAACGGTGACCGCATTTACTCCAACGTTTGCCAAGAAATCCTTCTTAAGAGTCGCGATACTTGCTTGTTGAATCACATCAACCTCGGTATCTGCAAGGTTGAAGATATTCCTCAAGCTTTTGAAGATGGTATGCGGTTCCTGTGCGAACTGTACAAACAAACTGAAGTTGAAGATTCAGGTATTTACGTTCACAAAGACAAGCAAGTTGGTCTTGGTGTTCTTGGTCTTGCAAACCTGCTCGCCATTGAAGGTGTTGCTTACAAAGATTTTGTCCAAGCTTTGCAATACACCAACCTTGGTGTGTATAACGGCGTAACAAAACCTGGAGCAATTTCTGAAGCTCTTCTGGAAGGCTTTAAACGGGCCGCTGCAGTAGCCGAAGAGCATGGGATGTCTCGCGCCTTTACCGTGGCCCCTACAGCCTCTTGTGCGTACCGCTACCAGGATCGTGAAGGTTACACTACAACCCCTGAAATCGCTCCTCCTGTTAGCCGTAACATTGATCGCGCTAGTTCAACTCTTGGCGTGCAAAGTTACGAATTTAATCCCAAGTGTGAAACTGCTGAAGAAGTAGGTTGGGATATTTTCTTCACACTTAATTGTGAATGGCAAAGAATGATGGATAGCACTGGAATGGCACACGCTATTTCCATGAATTGGTGGTCAGACATGACAACCATGGACCGTAATTTTATGGCACGATGGATTAACTCCCCCTTGAAGAGTTTGTATTACAGCCTTCAAGTGATACCGGATACGCAAGACAAAACTGACATTTACGCAGCGCTAAAAGACGTTGACGTTGATGATTATCTTGCAGAAATCCTGGAGGAATCCGACCCTGTTCAATGTGATTGCGCCGAGTAATGAACCCGTATCAAAAACTACAGCAAAGAAAGCGTACCTGGACCCCGATTCAACCCACTGCGGGTAAACTAAGAGAAGGTTCAGAAGAAACCATTCGTCGAGCTTTGGCTCTTCGTGCTCTTGAACTGCCTGTCGGGGAGTTTATCTCCGAGGCAGTCATGGGTGAGGTTCCCGGAGCGGCGCGAGACCTTCTTATTTCAAACATTCGTGATGAGGAAAAGCATGATGTTGCACTTGGATACGCAGCTAGAGCGCACGGTGTTGACGCAACAGCAGAAGCGGAAGCACAACGCCTTAAAGAGGCTTGGATCGATCATCCAGACCACACCGTACTCAAAGCAATGGTGGCTGAGAGAGCTGTATTCTTCGTTCTCCTCCCGTTCTTTCGCTTCTGTGGAGACACCGGATTAGCCGTAACTTCACAAGACATTAGCCGTGATGAACAGGTCCATGTTGCGAGTAACTCCTTGGTTTGTCGTGAGCTTGGTCTCACTGTCTCTCCTAGCCTTGATCGCCTACGAAAGGCTACAATCGCTTGGGTGATGCAGCCGCTTGGCCGCTCAGAAGACAAATACCTTGACAAGCAGTTCTGGCTTGATCAGAGCGATAGCTTGATGTACGCCGGTAAAGCCGAAGGTTTGCTTGAAACTAAGCGAGCCCGTGTGCCTGCTTTCTTTGAAACAAGTAACATGGACTTACCTAGTTATGCGTGATTATGTTTAATAGTCCAGAAAGTAAATCTGTTGACCCAGCCATTTGGAGCGATCCTTTTGGTTGGGATTTTTCTGGTGTCGAATTATCAGTTCGTTTTTGTGACATTTTAGGAACTTGCAAAAAAGGAAACAAAGCAAGACGACGTGCGCGTCAAGCAGCACAAGCAGCCGCAGCCGCCGCACAAGCAGCTGAACGTCAACGCCAACAGCAACTAGAACAGCAACGCCAAGCACAAGCTGCACAAGCTGCACGTCAAGCACAAGCAAGAGCAGCCGCATTAGCAGCGCAACGTCAAGCAGAAGCAGCGGCGCTAGCTACTAAACGTGTTGGTGCTGCAACACAAGCACAACAAGATATTGTTGCTCAACGTGAGCAAGCAGCTTCTCAACAATTTATTAGTGACATTGGTGCAGCAGGTGCAGAAGAACGACTAGGCGCAACAGTTGGTCAGCCTGGTATCTCTCGTACACAAATAACAGCTAGCACAACTCCTCTTGGCGGCTATAGTGGAACGTCTCCCGGAGACATCTCACCAACAGCTTTGAATATATGACGCCTTACATTGACCCCGATATTATCAAATATCTGGAAGAAATGTATCCTGATCAATGCCCTGATATTAGTATGGAAGAGAAACAAATTTGGTTTTCTTCTGGACAAGTTTCTGTTGTACGGCATTTGAGAGATCAGTACAACATTCAAGAGGAAACTAAGTACAACTAATTTAATCTCATGGTTCTTCCTCTAATTATCGGTCTAGGCTCTGCAGCTATTGCAGGTTCTACCCTTTATTCTGGTTACCAAACTGGTAAAGCAGCTCGTCGTCAGGAGCGACAAGCAAAAGCTCAAATGAGGGCTACTCGTCGTCGGACGCAGATGGAGCTGCAGCAAATGCAGTCAGAGTCTGCTGCTGCTTCTCAACGTTTTAATCAGCAGCTAGCAATGTCTCGTGAGCGTACTGCAGCTACGCAGCGGGAAGCTGAATTGGCACGTCAAGCTACAATGAAACAAGTTGCAGCGCAGAGATCTGCGTCTGCTTTGGCTATTCAGCAACAACAATTGCAGTCTGCTATTCAACGTCAATCAGCGGCTGCCAAAGTAGGACAGCAAAAACGTAAGAAAGTTGGTAGCCCTGGTGCTCTTCGCACAGCCGTTGATGCTCAGTCCGCACTTGCTCTGGGTGGCCCGTCGCAAACTACAAAATCTGGAGTCGGTGGTCTGAATGTCTAAAAACAAAGCTGCGGCTCGGTATTCGTTTCTTGAGCCAGAGAAAACTGTTTATCTTGATCGTGCTATTGAGTGTAGTCGATACACTTTGCCGACCCTTATTACGGATAACGACCGCAGCACGGGTAAGAATCTTTATACAAAAATTGATACAACTTACCAGGGTCTTGGAGCCCGCGGAGTTAATAACTTAGCCAGCAAACTTCTTATTGCTCTTCTACCTCCAAACCAAAGTTTCTTTCGGTTGTCTGTAGATGACATCAAACTACAGCAAGAGTTAGATAATTTTAAAGAACTGCAGTCACAGTTTGAACAACAGCTTGCTTTAATGGAACGCGCAGTGATGCGTAACATTGAAGAGTCTGGTGATCGGACTGCACTGTTTGAAGCGCTAAAGCATTTGATTATCGGCGGTAACGCTTTGCTGTATGTATCTGAAACAGGTACTCGCGTTTACCCGCTCAAGTCTTTTGTTGTTAACCGCGACCCTGAAGGAAATATTCTTGAGGCTGTTGTACGAGAAGAAGTTAGTCCAGAAGTTCTTCCAGAAGGAACAGCAGACAAAAATTCAAACGGTGGATTTAAAGATAAGAGCACGTTTCTTTACACTCACGTAACTTGGGATTACGAAAAAGATCGTTGCAATTGGTATCAAGAAGCTTACGGTAAGCAAGTTAATAAGACTGGTTCAGTTCCTATTGAAAAGAGCCCTTGGATTGTTCTCAGGATGTTCCGCGTAGCTCATGAAAGCTATGGTCGCTCGTACGTAGAGGAGCTGCTTGGGGATCTTAAAAGTTTGGAATTTTTGTCCAAAGCAATTGTTGAAGGTAGTGCAGCCGCGGCCAAAATTATCTTCCTCTGTAATCCAAACGGTACTACGCGACCTGATGCTTTGGCGCGTGCCGCTAATGGGTCCATTGTTGCAGGCAACCCAGCGGATGTGGCTCCTATACAGATGCAAAAGCAGGCAGACCTGACGGTTGCCTTAAACACTATTGGACGCATTGAGCAGCGCCTTAGCTTTGCGTTTCTTCTTAACAGTGCAATCCAAGCAGGAGCAGCTGGACGAGATCGCGTCACAGCCGAAGAGATCCGCATGGTTGCCAATGAGCTGGAGAGCGGCTTAGGCGGTGTGTATTCCATTCTGAGCGTGGAGCTGCAAGTGCCTCTAGTCAACCGCAAGATGGCGTTGATGGAGCGTGAGGGTAGCTTGCCTCGCTTGCCTCAAGATATTGTCAAGCCTCAAATCACAACTGGTCTTGATGCTCTCGGCCGCGGCAACGACAAAGCCAAGTTGATTGAGTTTATTCAGACTCTTGCTGGCACGATGGGTCCAGAAGTAATGGCTAAGTTTGTCAACAGTCGCGAACTTATTACTCGACTTGCAGCTGCTGACGGTCTTGATACCTACAAATTGATTAAGTCGGAAGAAGACTTGATGGCAGAGGAACAACAACAGGCTATGATGATGCAGCAACAAATGGCACAGCAAGATCCTAACAATGATCCTGCGAAACAAGCCGCACTTGTCAAAGCCGAAAATGACTCAATCCGAACCGAGCAAGAAGCCGCTGCCGGCTAAAGCTGTTACTCCTAAACCTGAAGTTGTGGAGGAAGTAATTAAAGAAGAACCTCCTGCACCTAAAAGTGAGCTTGATGAATTGATCGAACGCTTGAAGGTTGAAAAGCCTACGGTGTATGAGCAATATCGCAAAGCACTGCGTCAACGTCGTCCCGCTTGGATCTATCCTGATCTCACCGTTCGTATTGGTTAAACATGGAAGTCGTCGCAGACAACGTGCTCAGTCAAGAGACTGGGCCGTATAACGAAAAGGATCTCGAAGTTCTTGGTCAAGAGCAACAAGAAGCTCAAGAGCAACAAGACGAAGATCTTATTGGCGGTAAATTTAAAAGCGCTGATGATCTTCTTAAGGCTTACCAAGAACTTGAAAAGAAACTTGGTAGTGGTCAAACCGAAGAAACAGAGGAATCTGAATCTGAGGTTGAGGATCAAGAGCCTGTTGTTCTGTCTCAAGAAGAAGAGACAACGATTCTTGAAAGCATTGGCGGTCAAGACACCTTTAACGCCGTTCAAGCTTGGGCAAAGGAAAACCTTGACCAGGCTGAACTTGATGCTTACAACCGCGAAGTAAATAGCGGTGACTACTACCGCGCTCGTAACGCGCTTCAATCTCTTAGTTACGCCTACCGAGAAAACGAAGGATCAGAGCCTCAGCTTCTTGGCGGTAAAATTTCTGCAAACGCTACGGACGTGTTCCGTTCTACTGCAGAAGTTATGCAAGCCATGAATGATCCTCGCTACCTAAAAGACTCTGCATACACTAATGATGTGCAGGAAAAACTTGTACGTAGCGAAGTTCTTGGACCAAAGGGTTAGTATAAGAGTACGCGCAAGTAATAATTGTTGCCGCTGAGGCGATAACAACGAGGACGACGAGCGCACGTAAACACTTTACCAACTAGCTACGATGCCTGATTTTGCATCTCTTAGCCGGCTAGGTAGTATTAACGGCGCACAATTTAACGCCAACTCCGCAGCCGGTAACTACGAGCGTGAAAACGCTAATTTCCTGAAAATTTTTAGTGGTGAGGTTCTCACTACGTTCGAGCGTGAGACGGTCTTCAAAGACCTGACCATGAAGCGTTCGATTCAATCTGGCCGCTCGGCTAGCTTCCCCATTACGGGTCGTTTCTCCAGCCGCTACCATCGCCCTGGCGATTGGATTACTGGCCAAGGTAACAAAGGAATGATCGGTGAAAAGATCATCACCATTGACGATCTTCTGATTGCCGACGCTTCGATCTATGACCTCGACGAGGCCAAACTGCATTGGGACGTGAGGAGCATCTACAGCCAAGAATTGGGCCGCGCTCTGGCTCGTGCATACGACCAGCGCCTTGCTCGTACTCTGCTGTCTGCTTCTGAGTCTGACGGTCGTGTTAACGACTGGGATGAGAAGACTTTCCAAACTGCAGGCGGTACTGTTTCTTCTGTTGCTACTAACGGCACTGTTACCCTCAGCGAAAACTTTGCAACCGCTGAACTAGGTAGCTTTGCAGTTGGCACCACCATTTACGGTGAAGACTCCGGTGCTTACGGCATCATCACCACTGCTCCTACTAACGGCGCTGCTACCTTTGTCATCAACCCTGTTGGTGCTATCGGTACTGGCTCTAACGCCACCTTCACTGTTGGTGAGCGTCTGTTTGTTATCGGCACTATGCCTGGTGGTACTTCTCTCACCGGTATTGACCTGAACGGTGCTGCTAACCGCAACGCCCGTGGTGATCTGATTATCGACAACCTGTACAATGCTTGCCAGGTTCTCGACGAAAAAGATGCCCCTAAAGAGGGACGTGTTTGCGTTCTTTCGCCAGGCGCATATTATGACGTGCTCGCTTCTGATCGCGCTATCAGTGTTGACTTCAATGGCAACGATGGCCGTAACGGCAGCTTCGCTGAAAACCGCGTCGCTTCTGCTGCTGGCTTCAAGCTGATCACCTCTAACCACCTGGGTGTTAACGCTTACACCAACGGTCAAACCTACTCTGGTATCGCTAACCAAGCTGCTACCACCCGTGGTGAGCGTCCTAACTACGTCAACGGCCGCGACGGCTCTGATGGCCGTGTTCAAGACGGCAACAACGATTACTTCCAGGATGAGCAGGGTAACACCTCCTCTATTGCTAATGCCTTCGGCCTTTGCTTTACCAAGGAAGCTGTCGGTACTGTGTCTCTGAAGGACGTGTCCATGCAGATGACCGGTTCTGAGTACAAAGCCATGACTCAGAGCACCATGATGGTTGCCTCTTACGCTGTGGGCCACGGTGTCCTGCGTCCTGAGTGCTGCGTCAGCCTGCTGCACGACGGCAATCCCTATTGATAAAATTTATTTGTCAATAACCAATACAATGGGGGAAGCAGTAATTTGTTTCCCCCTTTTTTTGTTGGCATAATGACTACAAGCAAACTTTCAGCAGTCAACACGCTGCTATCAATTATTGGTGAGGCTCCAGTCAACTCTCTCACCGCTCCTTTGACTGGAGATGCAAGCTTGGCGGAGCGGACACTTGATGAAGTAAGCCGTGAAGTCCAAGGCGCAGGTTGGTCTTGGAACACAATGCTTTATGACACAATTCCTCTGGACGCTAGTACAGGCCAATCCCAACTTCCCAGCAACACCCTGGCAGTACGATTTAACCCGATTTCTTATCCGTCACAACGGTTTGTTCTTCGGGGCCTTAGGCTTTTTGATCGCGTTAAAAATAGCTTTGATTTGAGAGGCAGCCTTGGTGTCTCTATTACTGGCGGAAACAGTGACCTTGTAGCAGAGATTGTTGAAGAACTGGATTGGGACAGTGTTCCAGAAACAGGTCGTCGCTACATTATGATCCGCGCTGGTCGGATGTTTGCAAACCGTGCTGTTACTTCTGCGTCTATTGAAACCTACACTTCAGAAGACGAAGCACGAGCCTTGCAAATTTTGAAGCGCACAGAAGATATGGCACAAAATTATAACTACATTAGTGGTCCCGATGATCTATATGGCGGTCGCGTTATGACTACTTTTGGTCCTGATATTCTTTCTCGCTAATGTCTAGAGAACTTTATAGCCAAGTTATTGGCCCACTTAACAAAGGCGTGAACCAACAGGCTGACAGTTTTGTGCTGCCAGGCTTTGCAAAAGTTCTTGAAAACGCCAACTGTGACCTTGTTGAAGGTCTTAAAAAACGATTAGGTTCTGTGCCTCTACGGCAAATTGATAACCTCACACAAAACGCTGGAGGCCAATCTCTTACTGCTCCACTCAAGTGGAATGAAGCTTGGGTGTTTGTTTACAACCGCAGTACAGACGAACGGTTTGTGTTGATGGTTGTTGATGACAGCCGTACTATTACTAGAACTGGTAACACTACAAACAACTCAAACGTTGTAGCCAGCCTCAGTAGTGCTACTGATGTTTTTGTAGGAGCTACTGTTACTGGTACTGGTATCCCAGCTAATACAACAATCTCTAGTATTAGTGGTACAACCATTACGTTAAGTAATAACGCAACAGCATCAAACACAGGCACAACTTTAACTATCACGTCTTCTCTGACGTTTGT